AAGTGCGAACCGCTCGGCTACCTACACAACCAGTTTACGTACGACTTGGGAGAGTTCTCGCCAGATATGCACAACCTTGTCAATGCAGGTTTGGCTGAGACAATCGACCAATTGCAGGCCGTCATTACGTGGTTGATCAATTCGCACGTGACGAGCGTTCGTAAGACTATTGACAACCGGCTGGTCGTCGACCCAAGTGGTGTTCGGATGGAGGACATCGTCAATCGTGCTCCGGTCATCCGACTAAAAGAAGGTTCGGCCAGGACGGGCGTGGAACGATGGATACATCAGCTTGAGGTGCGGGACGTTACGCAGAACCACATAGCAGATGCCGCAGAACTGCAGAAGTTGGTCCAGATTGTTACGGGAATTAACGATAATGCACTGGGCCAGTTTCACACGGGGCGGAGGTCGGCTACGGAGGCGCGGAATGTCAACTCCGCTACGGCCAGCCGGTTGAAAATGTCCGCGCAGTTGATCTTCAAGACCACGCTTCAACCCCTCGGTGAGAAGATGATTTCCAACTTGCGCGACGGCCTCGACGAGGAGACGTATGTTCGCGTGATCGGAGACACAGCCGGGATGCAAGACTTCCAGGCGTTCAAAAAGGTGTCCAAGCGTGATCTGGTTGGCGACTATGACTTCGAGGTGTTTGATGGGACGCTGCCTAGTGAACGCGGTTTGCAGGCACAAGGGCTACAAGAGCTGTTGATTGCGCTGTTGTCGAATCCCACCACGATCCTGCTGCTCGGGTTTGATCCACAGATCATCGCCCGTGAGATTTTGGAACTTCGTAACGTCCGCCATCCGGAGCGATTCTTGGCCACTCCGGAAGTGCTCCAACAACTGATCGCCAAGATCACCCTAATGGAAAACGCACCCAATGAACAATCCCCCGCAGCGAACGGAAAAGTTTCTGGAAATGGCAACGGTAGACCAGCTCAGAGTCCTCTTGGAGTGGACCCGGCATCCCTGTTACAGCTACTTGGTGCAGGGGGACCTAGTGGAGGTGGCCAGCCAAACGGTGGACCTAATCGTTGACCAATCGCCGAGTGATGTTCGGCGGATCGTATTGCGCGAACAGTTGATTGGCGAGGTTCGCGGCCTGAGACACCTAGAGCGTCGGGTCAAAGAAGCCATAGAAACGTTGCAAGAAAAATTGCAACACGAACAACAAAACCAAAATGAGTCAGGAAAACCAGAACAACCAAGCGGGGCAGACTAGTGGTGCCGCTGCGGGTGGTCAGGGCGCCGCTCAACAGGGCGGAGCCGGAGAAACGAACCAACAAGCCGGTCAGCAGGGACAACAACCCGCTGCGAGTGCGGGGACCCAGACTGCGCCTCCGGCAGCCGGGCTGTCGCCGGATCAAATTCAGGCGCTTGTCAAAACGGCCGTTGGTGAGGTTGCACAACAACACGCACCGCAGGAAGCGCCCGAAGTCACAATGGCCAAGTTCGAGAAGGCGTTTAATGTTCACAAATTTGACCGTGAGAAGATGATGCAGCGTCTTGGCTATAGTGAGGAACAGATTGATTCGGTGATGCCATTTTTCGACGAATTGCGCGACGGCCTTGTGCGGCAGGCGGTAACGATGTCGAACTACCAGATCAGCCTCATGCGGGACGAACTCACCAAAATGTTCCAGCCCGCGCTCACAGCCGCTCAACAACAGATGGAGACTCAGCTTCGTGCTGAGTTCATGGAAAAACACAAAGATTTGACGGGATATGAACCTCTCTTGGAGGAAATCAAAAACCGTCTGGTGGCGGAAAAGCGACAGTTCAAGTCGAAAGAAGAACTTTTCACCACTATAGCCACCGAAGCGAAGACGATCATTGACAAAGTGTTGAAAACCGGCGGTGCGGCCGGCAATGGATCGGGGAACGGAAGTGGCACATCGCAACAACAACAGCAGTCATCGCATAGAATGTCCACGGTCTCGGCCGGAGGGCAAGGCGGTGCAGGAGCGGCTTCGACGACGTCGGGCGATAAGCCCGGCTGGTTGAAAGCCCTCGAATAACCAAAAAAGCACAGTATGGCAGCTATACTAGGACTGATCGGGACAGAAGACTATGCGGCAAATCGGTTCAAGAACCCAAGGCGCAAAGTTTTCTACGACTACCCCAACGGCTCAGCGCCGTTGACGGGACTCTTGTCCCTTATGGACGAGGAAGATTCGGACGATCCGGAGTTCTCGTGGTTCGAAAAGCGGAAGAAACAGCAGAGGACGGATACTGCTTCACAGGGTTCGTCGAAGGGGCCCGTTTTGGACGCAGCCGCTGCGGACGCGGGCGACCCAGTCACGTTGACCGCGGGCACGCTGTATCATCTGGTCGTCGCGTCGAACGAGGAATTCCGCGTGGGTCACATCTTCCGCGCGATCCTGACGACGACGGGCGGCACGGTGAACGTCGAAGTTCAAGGCCGAGTGACGGACATCGTCTCGACGAACAAGATCAAATTCACGCCGCTGGCAACGGTGGCGGGAATTGACAACGGCACAACGAATGAGAACGTAACGAAAGAGGTTCTCATTATCGGTTCGGCATACGCACAGGGTGCCGCCGGGTCAAGCGAAGCGGTCTACTACGAGCCGATTGAGCCAATCAACTATTGCCAAATCTTCCGGTCGGAATTCTCGATCACCGGAACGGCGTTGAAGACGAGTGCACGTTACGATGAGACTGGTCCCTACAAGGACAAGTCGAAGGAAGCGTCGCTCAACCACATGGTCGAGATGGAGCGGGCGTTTATGTTCGGCATTCGGTCGAAGTCGATCGACGCGACGACCAATTTGCCGACCTACACCACCGGCGGCGTGCTGTGGCACCTCGCGCAATGGGAAGCGGCCAACAGCGCCTATCGAGGCGGTAGCGGTGCGGCAGCGGTCACAGCGGATACGGACGATCTCAAGCGTATCATCGAGAACAGCGCTGGCACGCTGAACGAAAAAGCCTACGACGGTTATCTGGAACGTGTGTTCCGGACGACCAACAACCGGGCCAACGAGAAACTGGTGCTTTGTGGCAATCAGTTTCTGATGGTGGTGAATCAGCTGTATCGGTCGAAGTCCGTGCTGAACGCATCGTTGCCAATGACCGAGACGTACGGCATGAACGTCGTGCGGCACACGACCCCGTTCGGGACGATCTATTACAAGACGCACCCGTTGTACAACGAGAACGCGGGGCTGAGGGCGTCGGCGTTGTTCTTGGACGTACCAAATTTGAAGTACCGCTACGTCCAGGGCCGCGACACGGACCTGCTGAAAAACCGGCAGAACAACAACGAAGACCTCCGACGTGATGAGTGGCTCGGTGAGTGCGGGACCGAAATCCGGTTCCCCGAGTCGCACATGTTCATCAAGAACGTCCTCGACTACGCCCCCTAATCTATGGCTAACCTTGCATCGAGCGCGGTTACAATAAACCGCGCGTGGTCGGAAGGTGGAACGACTGGGAAGGAGCTGTCTGCGAGACTTGTCACGCTGGTCCTTACCGGACAGGGTGGCGGGACGAACAAGATTCTGGCTTCGGTTCTTAGTCTCACAAAGATCGAGCAAGCCTCGACTTTTATTGATTCGACGAGTGACATTGTGATTCCCGCAACGCCCTCGTACGATGGATCATATCTGGTCTTGAACAATCTTGCTCAAGGCACGGACGCGGATCGAACGGACGCGGCGGACATTACCGGAACAATTCGTGGCGTCGTGAAAGGATACGTATAGTCTATGGCAAACCTCACATCAACAGACGTAACCGTTATCGAAGACACAATCGAGACGGGACAGTCGACCGGTCGCAGGCGCGTAACGCGCAAGACGACTAAGGGTCGATACACGCTTGTCCTTGGCGGACAAGGAACAACGACGAACACGATCCCGGCGAGTGCGTTGGGCCTCACGCGGATTACTAACTGTAGTTCGTTCATCAAAAGCGACAATACGGTTATCGTCCCGGCCACGCCTAGCGCGGATGGGTCGCTGATTCTCTTGTGCGCGGTGACGAATTCAACTGACGGTTCGCGTGCAGCGCCGGCGGACTTCACCGGGACATTCACCGGGTATGTGGAAGGGGTTGTCTAATGGCCCTTGCATTCACAGTTCAAGATTCATGGACCGAAGGCGGGACTGCGGGGAAGCGTCGAATTGTGAAGCGAGTCAGAATCACCGGTTCGGGGACTGGCTTCACATCGTTCACGGCAGTCCAGTTTGGTTTGCGGAAGGTCGAAGAAAGCAGTCACATTCTTAGCGACCAGTCAGGCGAAACGGGACAGATATACCTCACGACGCCATCGGCTGATGGGTCGTTAGTGTACATCAACGATGCCAGCTCGCCGACGGTTGATGGTGGCTTGCCGGTAGCGGCGGCGTTTACCGTCAACCTCTCCACGGGCGGGTGGTACATCACGGTGAAGGGATACTGAAACAACAAAAGCGAAAGGACAGACAAAATGAGTAACTACAGGAAGAAAAACCTCCGCGACATGACGATCATGCCCGGACAGGGAAAAGACGCCAAGGAGTCTAGCCAGTTGACCGGACTGGCTCACAAAACCCAGGCGTTTCAGGCGAAGAACGAGACGACGGAGTATGAGACCGGCTCGACGGAGAAGGGTTCCCTCGGCGGTATGAATACGAACAGCTAAGGTTTGGTTCTTAAAAAGAACCCAACTTCGGGGGTTGCGCATCCGAGTGAAAAACACGCAATAACTTTCTTATGGCCTTGACTTTCTTGCAGATGCAGAACGAAGTGGCGGCCTACGCCAACAGAGCAAATGCTTCGTTCGTGATCGGTAGCGTCGACATCCTCAAACGCGCGATCAACAAAGCGCGAAAGTGGGCCGAGTCGCGGCACAACTTCGAGCTATCAAAGGTATCGGTCCGGATACCGTCTGTGTCGCTTACTACTGGTGGGGCGCTCTCGACTGCGGTTGACAACGTTGACGGCACGACGCCGGTTAATGTGAAATTAGTCGAGCGCGCCTTTTTAGCGTCGCCGACCGGCGAGACGTTTCCGGTCGAGCTGGTCTCGCGGAATTACCATGTTCGCCGTCTCCAGCGCCGGTTCGAGAACGTCATGACGACCGCCGAAATGACGCCGGCACGCTCTACTGTTTTGTTCCAGGGATTCTCAATCGTTCAACAAGGAGGAACAATATATGTCACACCGCCCAATTCAGCGCAGTTTGCGGGTCTCACGACTATTCCAGTTTACCTTGACGTGGTCCGATGGCGGCCAGACTACAGTGCTGATGCCGATACGGATTTCTTCCTTGACCACTGCGTGGAGTTTATCCTCTACCGATCCCTTTATCAACTCAACTTACACCTTAAGGAGGATCAACGCATCCCGATATCGAAAGACGCGTTGGCAGACGCTTGGGACACTGTGATACAATGGGACACTTCGCTGATTGACGGGATGGCGGACGACGTGACACTAGACTAAGGACAACTTATGGCTGATTACCCACTTATAACGCTGCTCTCGCAGCTCGACGCGTCTACGCCGGCCGGGAGTGAGACTCCGGCAAAGATCGACGATGCCATCCGCCAGGTTAAGGATTTTCTCAGAACGTATCTCGCGGTCGCCCACGACGATGTGGGGGCATTGAAGACTGGGGCGACAACTGCTTCGTCATTGCCGGCTGGTAGTGTTACCTACGCCAAAATTCAAAACGTGTCGGTTACGGATCGAGTTCTTGGACGGTCGACGGCCGGAGCAGGGGTGGTTGAGGAGATTCCTTGCACGGCCGCTGGCCGGGCGATTATCGACGATGTCGATGCGGCCGCCCAGCGCACAACGCTGGGCCTCGGCGCAATGGCGTTGAAGGCGACCGTGGCCACGGCGGATATTGACAACGGTGCGATCACGACTGCGAAGATCGGGGCGTTGCAGGTGACGGCGACTGAACTAGCGGCCAATTCGGTTGTCGCCGCTAAGATCGCCACAAACGCTGTCGAGCCGACGAAGATATCGAACGTCGGCGATGCCAAGATTATTGCTGGTGATGGAACGGCGGCTGCGGCACTGACGGTCGCAGGTGCCCTGACTGCGACGAGAAGTGGCACCAATTTGGTGTTCGCCCTCACCGGCGGTTCGACGGCGGGATTCTCGGCACAATACGCGTTGTTGGAGGAACGGCTGGCGAACGGCTCCGATGCCGGTGCGAGCGTAGGCGCTGCGTATACCGCTCGGGCTTTGACGGAACAGTCCGACGCCGGCGACCTGATCGGCACGAGTGGGGCGTCAATCACGTTCAAGAAAAGCGGCACGTATTTGATTCATGCGTCAGCGCCGGCCTACTCTGTTGGGTTGCATCGGATCAAGTTGCGGCAAATCTCCGGCACACCGGGCGATCTAGCCCTTGGCACTAGCGAATCGGCACCACCGGGAGTGACGACGCGATCCCATCTGTTGATTATGGTTACGTTCGCGTCCGACAACACGGTTGTCCAGCTTCAACATTGGGCCGAAACGACGGTAGCGACGAACGGAAATGGTATCGCTGTGTCGGCGGGCGAGCAAGAGCTGTATGCCCAAATGGAAATCCTGAAGGTTTAATATGCCGTCTTCTAAAACACTCGTCCAACACGAACAGATGTTCGGTGGTATGAATCGCGGACATCGGGATCACCTTGTCGATCCGGCCCAGTGGCGCACGTCGTTTGGGATGCGACATTTTGAGACACAGGTGCGGCAGATTGCACGAAAGAAAGAACTCTACAGTGTCCTGTCAAACCACACCTACCCACTCAGTTTGCTCGCCAATGTGCCTAGCGGTTATGAAAACTTTGGGACGTTGGTCGGACTCACGGATTCGGGGGCTTTCCGGCTGTCGTCAACAGGGGCATCTCGGATGAACGCTCCGGATGGTTCAACCAAGCTGTTGACGGCTGACGGCCTCGTAAGAAGGTTCGGCCACGTCCTGCACAACGATCGGTTGTTCTTTGTGAATCCACTGAACAGCGTTCAAGTGACCGATGGCTCGGTCGTGCGGACGATTGAAAACAGCCCCGTCGGGCAGTACGTAGAGATGTACTTTGAGCATCTGGTTGTCGGGCGTCCGAACGGATTAGCGAATCGGTTTCAATGGAGTGGATTGTACGATTTGTCCCAGTGGACACCCGCTACGCACACGGAGGCCGACCATTTCGATTGTGTCGAGCACCAAAACGATGGCGGATACATGGGACTGACGGGTTTGCGTCGTCTTGGACCGTTGTTGTGCGTCTATACCGCGTCTGCTATTTACATCGCGCGATATGTGGGTTTGCCGAAGGTGATTGTGACGGACGCTGTCGTTCAGGATTTTGGCTCTGGCCTGCCGTGGGGGTTAGCTGCGGTGGGTCGGAGTCACTTTTTCATTGATATGCGGGAGAAGTCGTTTTTCCGGTTTGAAGGCGCAGAGGTTGTCGAAATTGGCCGGCCGATTAAGGACTTCTTTTTCGCCGACCTGACTACGGACCAGTCGTTGCAGCTTCGGACGTACACGTATATCGACTCGTTGTACAAAGAGATCCACTGGGTGTATGTGTCGACGGCGTCTGCGGGCGACTTTGATCGTGAGGTCGTTTTTAACTACAAAGCAAACACGTGGTGGACCGGCCCGGTCGAGAACATCTGGTCGTTTTCGCCTGGCACTCGGCGCAGCCGGACCATTGATGAGCTGACCGGCACAATCAACGCGTTGACCGGGACCGTGGACGGCCTCGCTGACGCCACCGACGTTGTGGGCCGCGTTTATGGTTCGCGAAACGGACGTCTGCTGCGGGACGAGACGTCGTCGGACCTGACCGCGGCCCTTTTGGAACAACCGGTGCCGTATCTCGAAACTGGAGATTTTCACTATGCTGACATTGAGAATCACAAAGAAGTCGAGTCAATGGTTATTCACTCGAAGTATGATGATGCGGCTAGTATTGACGTATTTGCTGCGGCCCGAACGAACATTGACGATTCAGTTAATCTCATGCAGCAGTCGCAGACCTGGACACCGACCTTGCCCGAACAGCGGCTTAGTATGCCACGCCTCGCCGGGCGGGTGTTTCGTTTCAAGTTCGTTCCACGAGCGAACACTGCGAGTGTGGTGACGGAGACCCGCACGAGGGGGACAGCGGGTTTTGCGCTGTTGGCACAGATTCCAGCTATTGTCGAGCCGCCACCGCCGACGGTGAGTTTGCTGTTCAGCGATACGCTGAACTCTAACCCCCCGTCGTATGCGTTTTCCGTCACTGTGCCTTCGGGATCGAATCGAGGAATGTTTATCTGGGTTCATTTCGCAAAACAACATCATATCGACCCAACGTTGGATGTGCAACTCTTCGTCGACCTGGTGGCTGCGACTCGTGTCTTCTTTGAACTCGACGAAGACAACTCGATGATCGCGGCGTTGTTTTGGGTGGCCAATCAGTCGACGGGATTGGTGAGCGTCCATTTTGACAATCCCGCCTCTGGAGGGTCGTTTTTTGCGGGCCGGGCACACATCGCGGGAGTTTGCCTGAACGGGATGCATCAGACGAGTCCGATTATTAACTTGCAGCATAGTTTCAATGTGTTGAACAACGGATTCTCATTTCCGTCGTCGACGAACCATTTAGTGATCCCGGGTTTGATCGTGTATAGTCGAGCCGGATCAGAGAACGTGCCGCTACCAACTCCGTATCCTGGTTCTGGCTACGACACTGTGAAGGTCGTTCGGACGTCCGTGGTTGGCCCCTATTTTGTCCAAGGAGCCGTGGCGTTGGGCGTTCGGCAAACATCGTCGATCACAACCTGTGGCTGGTCGATGGACCCTCTGTGTGAAGGCGACGAACCGGACACGAGTCCGCCGATTAAGAAGTTTGATTGGTGGAACGTGGCGGTGTCGTTGAGGGGAGTCTGATATGTCATTCACTGTACCTACAGCGATACAGTCCCATGAAGTGGCGATTACACTCACGGCTGATCCGCTAGTCGTCTATAAACTGGGCCTCCGTGTCCGTGGCGTGATCGACCTGAAGACGTTCACGGGATCGACCCCCGTGCAGAAATATGTCGTGTCTGGGGGAACACCAGCGGTCGACAACCGGACGGTAGTATCGTTGATTATTACCAACCCGTCAATCACGTATTATCTCAACGTGTCGCCGACCGCCGTCGTGCCGGATTACAATGTGCCGCTGGACTACACGCTCGACGTCCTGATTCGTGGAACTGCGACCGCAACGTTGAAAATCGACAACATCGACTCGATTCAGTTTCGTGGGGATGTAAATGGCGGCCTGATTGACCATGAGCCGATTGGCCTGTATGATGGGATTTGGCTGAGGGTGGATACGGAACCATCTGAACCGTTGGTCGAGTATTCCGTTGCGACTGGTGGTGGCATCCGGGGCTGGCTATGGAGTGCGTTTGGCGAGAACGTTTACGGAATAAAGGCTGAGAAGTGATTACACAGAACAAACTAATCGACATTGCCGATACACGAATGCTTCATGCGTTCTGGCCCTTTTTGGCTGGAGGCCTGTCCAAGCTGAACGAGACGGGCGTCAACGGAGATGGTGTAACGGCCGAGACGTTCTTGAAGGTCATCCTGCGTGTTTTGGCCTACGGCCCCGACTTCGGGCGGGTAACAATCCTGGTCAACCGGGCCGACAAACCACTCGCGTTCGGTGTCGTGTTCGACAATTCGGAGCGATTCGGGAAAAAGACGGCGCTTGTCTATGCCGCGTATTCGACGGGAAAATGCGCTACGGCGATTACCGAGCTAAGACAAGAAGCTGAGCGGTGGGCGAACAGCCACGGTTTCGAGGAGTTACATGCGGTGAGTCTGCGAATTAACGGCGCAACGTTTCGAATCTTCGAGCGTTTGTGGGGTTTTCGTCGTTCGGCGGTGATATTCAAGAAGACATTATGAATACAAACCAAATGTGGGAGATAGCGAGAAGGGCCGCGAACAGGATCGTAGCAGCCGAAAAGCGTCTGTGGCCCAACAGCGAAGGCGTGGTGTGTTTTACGTCTGGCGGGGGGTCGACGGATACGTCGTTCAGTCGCGTCGGCACGTCGCAGCAGGACATAACGAACATTATTCCGGCGTTGCTAACGTCCCTCCTCAACGCTAACTCCGAGAATTCTGCGCCGGATGCGGGTTTGCAAACCAATAATCGTTCGTTCATGAGTTCGATGTTAACGAGGGACCAGAACGCGACGCCAGGACGGTCAACATTAGACGCTACAATGGCGATTGATCCGACGACGTTCGGTGGTTCGCCGACGTTGCAGACGATTATGGGTCGCAACCCGTATTCGACGCAGTTCGAGGCGGACACGGAGGCAGCATTTCGGCAGCGGTCGGCGGATGCGTTGGCGCAGGTGCAGACCGGCCACGAAGCTGTGAGAGGCGGCCAGAGTCGGTCTGGGATTGCACAGGGCGTCATGGCGACCCGGTTGGGCCAAGAGCGTGGACAGGAGATTCGCCAAGCACAGGCGCAGGATGCAGGCATAATCAACAATGCGACGGGATTGTTCAACACGACCGAACTCGGCCGACGTCAGACTCAGCTCGGTGCACAAAACCAGCTTGGACAACAGTCGATTGGCCGGACCGCGGCGGCCAGCGATGCGTCGAGGAGTGTGGCCAACCAGACAGGCGTCCATAGCCAAGCGTTGGACCTTGCGGCTCGCTATCTTGGCAACCGGCAGAATCTCAACACGGACAACTTATCGGGCCGTGGCTCGCAGGGCACGAGTTCGTGGGGATTAAATATCCTTGGTGGTTGTTGTTTCATTTTCTTACAAGCGTTGAATGGGAAACTACCGGACTATGTCGAACGTGCTAGGCATGACTTCCAAACTCCTGTCCGCCGGAAGGGATATAAGTGGATGTCAGCGTGGCTTGTGCCCGCTATGCAGCGTTCGCATTTGGCCAGTGTTCTCGTCAACGCTTTTATTATTAAGCCATGCCTAGTGTGGGGCAGGCATCACTACGGACTGATCGCTCCTCCGGGTGCGGGGTTGCTAAAACCGTATGTGTTTTGCCTGTTCCATATGTGGCATTTGCTTGGACTAACTGTAGGGAGAAAGGTACAATAATATGCCAGCATTCACTCCGATTGATTTGATCGCATCGTTGGCCGCGCTTAATCGCGGAGACCTTGAAAATTTTCGCCAGCCATATAGTCGTGAAGGCCGCCAACAGGCACTTGACGAGCGTCAGTTAAGGACTCGTGACATTGCTTTGCGGAAGCAGATTGCTGACTATTTCGCCGGCCTCCAGCCAAACCAGTTACCGCCCGCACAGGCGCAGAGGACGACCGAACAGGCGTTGGCGAAAGGTCAGGCGGAGAGTTCGTCCTGGGGACCGCAGGCTACAGCGAACGTAGCGGCGACACAAGCTGGTGCGGGATATACGACTGCTCAAACGGATGCATTACGCGCTGTTCAAGATTTGCTTCGTACGGGTATGCTGTCAGAGATTGGTGCTCGGCAGGCCGGGGCGGAACACACGCGCGAGGTTACACGCGGGTTGCAAGAAGGTCGTCCGTTTATTGCACCCGAAGCGCGGGAACGGCTGTTGTCGTCCCAGGCTGGACGCGGCCAAACCGAGGCCAATACGATGCAGATTAAGACGAATACCACTGGCCAAGGTTATCAAAACGAGGCCTATCGAAAGGTGCAGGAAGCGGCTGACCAACCAGCGATTCAGCAGATGTTTCAGAACTTTCTGCATGTAGCCCGTGACACGCAGGTGCCACCGGGGTTGTTCGCGGCTGCTGAACCGGCTGTGCGGGCTGAACGAGCAGCGGGGTTGCAGACGACCGAGAATCAGCTCCGTGCGCTGGTGGGTATCCTCGGACAATACTTCCCGGCAACTCCGCAGGGACAGGCGATTGCTCCTACGGTGGCGCAGCGGATTGGTGAGTTAATTGGGACCGATTTGTCGACACCGGTTGTCGGCAACACGAACAAGCAACAGGAAATGTTGGACGTGATGCGCCAGTTCATGCAACAAGGCGGGAAACAGGCGGATAAAAGTGCGGGAACGGCCCGGACGGGGATTGTGAAGCACATGGCGGGTATCGCGGGTGCACCGACACAAGGCCTTAGTTGGCTAAACCAGAACGTCATGCAGCCACTTCAACGGGGCGGACAGTCGATGCTGGAATCGTTCCAGAACGCGCCAACAGCCGGGTCGAACGCGCCGGCCGTGCCGGACGACGGCCAGCTCCAGCAAGCGTTGGAGTTGATTAAACGTCTTATGATGCTTTCTCCTGGGTCGGTCCAGCCGAACCAAACGCTCGATCCGAGGGTTCCGACTGACGTCCCGGCTGAGCCGCCACCGATGCCGGGACAGCCCGATCCGAGTTTGCAGAACGGACAACTTCCTATGTGGTTTTACCGATTACTAGGTGAAAAATGAAAATTACCCTTAACAAAAAATGGCGGATTGGTGGCTGGACACAGATTGCCAGCCTCCTTGGTGGACAAGCTGGGGCGTCTGCTGCGAGTGGAGCGGCGAGTCAGTTCGCATCGGGCGCTGCCAGCGGAGCCACGGCCGGAGCAGGAACCGTTGCTGGCGCAGGCGCTGGTGGGAACGCTCTGACGGCCGGTGCGGGCAACTTGGCGAACGCTCCAGCCGGGGGCGGATTCGCGAGTTTGCTTCAAAACATCAGTCCGACTGGCAACGCCACAGGTGATTTAATGGCCCTCAACCAGGTTGGTCCCGCTCCTCGTCCGCAGATGGGGCAGGCCGACTGGATGCGGTTGTTGATGCAATAGTTCCGTTCTCAAAAAGAACCAAACATTATGCCTGAACCCTCTGAACTACAGCCGTTTTCCTACGAGCAAGTGTCGTCGTTCTACGACTTTGCACGGAAGGCCAACCCGCATTTTGCAGGACTATCGCTGGCTGACTTCTCGAAGCAGTTCAACGAGACTTTAGGCACCACCGCGTTTCAGGCTGGGACGTCGACGGGATTGAAGAGTTTGGCGAAGAAGTACAGTCTTGGCTTTGATCAGCTTATTCGTCCGGTCGCTGACGTTACTGGTAACTTGTCTCGTGAGGTTGCCGAAACCCTCGGCGCGAGTCCGAGCATCGCGACCCTCGCTGAAGAACTCGGCGCGGGACTGCCGAGAGGACTGCTCGAGACCGGGGCAGCTATCGGTGGCGCAGCGTTGGCCGGCGGGACAGCGCCTGTCAGTATTCCGCTCGGCGTGGGTTTGCTCGGTGCAGGCGCATTGTCCGCGATGACGGGCGGCATTGAAAAGACGGACTCTACGCTAGTTGGGTTGATTCAAGGTGCGTCAACGGCTGCGTTGCCCGGTGTGTCGCATTTGGGCACAACGATGATTAGTGAGCCGTTGATCAAACAGTTGACGATGCGCCCTGTCCTCACGCAGGTCGGCAAACAGACGATTGAGAACTCCGCACCGCAGGCGTGGGCTTGGGAGTTTGCACGCGGTGCCACGCAGCGAGGGTTGGAAGTGTTGGGGCCGAACATTGGCGCTACAGCGTTGCAGGAAGCGGCCATACAAGCGACCAGTGTCGCCCAAGGTCAAGGGTTTCAGAATCCCCTAACGTTGGAACATGGGATCGAACTGTTCGGGGCGAACTTACCGTTCGCGCTGATTGATGCTGCGAGGGTTTTGCGTCAGCCGAAGGCGACAATCAACGGTCGGAGGGTTGATTTCCAGTCTGCGACTGAGGCGAAAGAAGCGTATAAATATGCCACCGTCTTGTCAGCGCGTGCCGACTACGAAGCGGCCAAGGAGATTGATACGTTTTTGCGAACGCTCAATCGTAAGGCGTTGCCACCGCCAAGACGGACGTTTTTTGGTGACGCCGGAGGGGACATAACGATTGATCCAAGTCCGCCACCATGGAGTCCGCAGCCACCGACGATGTATGAGGTGGGTGGTGACGTGAGGGTTCCGGCTGAGCTGTTCGAGAAGTGGGGCAAGGCGCTCGAACTTACGCCTCGGCAACTGGTATTTGACAAGTCGAAACTCGCGTCGTTGGGATTGTCCGATCCGGAGGCCGAGCAGATTTTAACGTTGATGGAACAACGCGGATACCTGGGTCCGGCCGATCCGGAGACAGGAAAGCGACCCGTCCTGAAGCGGGTCGCGGCGACGACATACGATTTGCTGGACCAGATTACCCGCACGTTTCCACCCCGCAATAAACCGATCGCGAAAGGAGGTGTTCCAGGTGCCCAAGAAAAAGTCCAAGAAAAAGCCAAAGGGAATGTACCGCCGGCTGTAACGCCGACGACCACGACGCCCGCTGCGACGACAACGCCTGCGGCGGGTAGTTCGCCAGTTCCAACTACGACGACAGTCACGACACCTGCTGCCCCGACGACTCCGCAATGGCCTCAACGCGTGATCGAGATGAAGAAGTCCGGGAAGAAACTCGACGAGGTGTTTGAGGCGTTGGAGAAGGAGGGGTTTGACTTTCCGAGGACAGCGAGTTCGTATCGGCAGGTGGCGGATGTGTTTTTGAGGGGTGAGCTGCCACAGGCGTCGTCCGAACCCACGTTGGCCAGCCGGCCCTTTGGGAATGTTCCGGACGATCAGTTGTTGTCAGAGATCAAAGCGATGGGGTATGGGATCAAGACGACGTCGACCGGCCGGGGGTTTGAGATTACGGATGCGGAGGGAAAGACAATCGACTTAACCCAACAGGCACCAAGTCAACGACTGGACGATTTGGTGGCTGAGTATATTGAGCGTCGCCAAGGACGACGGAAGCCATTCGAGGCTCGGACGCTGCCGCTCGACCCAGAGGTCGAGCCGCCACAGCAACTCGGACTGGCCGATCCAGCCGGCGTTTTGTTGGGTCACGTTCCCGTGTCGGAAATGTCGAAGTATCATACGGCATATTACGCACGGTTGGAAGCGCAACATGAGGCGACTCGACAAGCGAAGGCCGGAGCGCCATATGGTAAGGCCAAGCCCGGCGAACAGCCGCCAGTCATCGAACGTCCGGTGTATGGCGTTGGTGAACGACAGCCGCTCGGTATCGAACGGGGGAACGAGGTTGAACAATTCGTCGCGCAGTACGACGCCATAACGAAGTCGGCGGAGGACATTATCGACCCACGACCGTTTCAGGAGTTGTCTCCGCTTGAGACTGCGAATCGAACGATCCGGTTGGCCAAAACGATTCGGGAGATCGTGAACGTGTCGTCGGCCGGGCATCCCGGACGGCTGCGGTTGAAGTCGGAGGCCGAACTTCTCGAGATTGCTCGCGGTTTCCGTGAGACTGGCCTTAGCGAAGAACAGGTCGCGTCGAGGATGTACACGATCCAAATGCACGAGATTAACAAGGGGTTGACGTACATTGCAGACGCGGCGACGGCCGAACTGAACAAACTGGTCGATCTACCGTTGGAGAAAATCACTGTGCGTGAACGAAACATGCGGGCTGATCTTGCCAAGTTGAAAGATTTGCCTGGCGAGGAAGTGGGAGCGGATCGCCTCAACATGCAGCAGGAGTTGATTGACTTGACGACCCAGTATGTCGGGCCGTATGAAACAACAATCTTTGTCGATCCGGTAAGTGGTGAAGCCATTCCCGGTGGACGGAAAGTCAAAGTCCCTGGTATTCGGATGCTCCGACGCTGGATTACGGAGCGCATTCAGACGGACGCTAATCGTGCAGGCATCATGGACGCGATGTATCGTTCTGCGGTGCGGTTTAATGAAAACCGTGAAGCGTTGATTGCAAAGTGGAAAAGCGAACACGCTGCGGACGTTGAGAAGATGGACGCGGTGGATATCGAACGCGAAGCCTTTCGACGGTTCGTCCTCGGCCGTGGCAGCTCGGAGAAGGTTCGTGGTGGTGGCGTTTTGGCCGCGTATGGCGAAACGCAACGTCGTGAGGCTGCGGCCGTCGAGAGTGGAGAGAAAGCCGCTGCGTTAGGGATGATGCCGGGACGATTCGTCGGCGAGGAAAACGAACGAGGACGGTTGGTGTATAGCATCACACCTGAGCAGGAAGCCGCGGACGCACTGGGCGATGCTTACACGCGGAAAGTTCGAGACCTGCTCAGTCGTGTGCCGGAGATGTTGTCATACAGTGCGTGGAAGGAACTGTATATACAGGCGACCGGGGTGCAGAGGGTAACGACGGAACAGAATAAGTTTACCCGGAGACTGAATATGGCCCTTGACATGGCCAAAGAGGGTCACATTGGTTTTCGACCGCTTGCAAGTGGTGGAGACGACTTATACGTCGTGTCCGAGCGCGGATACTCGCTGAACGACGTCGCACAGATTCTCGGCTACGATACGCCTAATGCGGCTCAGAAGTTTCTACGTTCGGAGTTTCTGCCGACCGTTCGGGCGCTTGTCGCACGGGTGAAAGGAATGGTCGAGACGAATGTTGACCCGAGTGTATATCTCCGTTCGAAGGAGCCGAGAACGGAGGGTCAAGTCGCCCGAGCTGACCTCGCAACTGCGCGTGGGTTGCCGAAGGAGTTGTTGGAGGATCAGTCCGGATCGGACAGGGGATTGAACCTTCTGATCGGGACGAAAGAGTTTTTTCAAGCGTTTTACGAGGCACGAGGACTGGGGAAGGACGACGCTACGCGGCTTAGCGGTTTGGCGATGCGGGTCGCCGGAATGTTCGACAAGGTGGGATTTACCCGTATCGCGGAGTTGATCGGTGACGAGGGCGGGGAGTTTTTCACGACCGGTACGCATTATGCAAGTCCGAGTGGGACGCTAAGTGCGTTCATTGGTTTGCACAAAGAGGCGTTTTTGAAAGCACCGCCGGCGATCCAACAGTTTTCGATGTTGAGACTGTTGGGCCACGAGATTTGGCACGGAATGATGAGTCGTCGGACGCCGCACGATCCCACAACGGCCAAGGCGATTGAAGAAATTCGTGATTGGGCTAACACTCGTCTTGGCCCGGCCGAGCGGTCGGAGATTTTGGGCGATATGTACCGTTTGCTCATCCCGAAGGAGTGGATGAAGGGAGCGATTGAGGCGTATGTCAACGACAAAGCGGCCATTGCTGCACAAAACCCTGAGGAGTTTTTGTCAGACTATACCGGTTTGCTTGTAGCGGGATTGGCGTCTCCGGACCGTAGCGTGCAGCTTCGGGAGTTTAATGGTCGAATCATCACGAACCAGCCGGTCGCGAACTTCGCGAAGAATATGTACGCGAGTTTGCACGAACTCACGAACGGGATTGCCGCGTATTACGAGTATCGTGCTGCTCGTGGTTTCATCAGTGGCCAATTCGCGGCGGACTCAGTGCGGTTCCTCAACAAGCAGATTAAGAGCACGTTGCTTGATCTGAAAGCGGTGGACGAAGCTGTCGCGCTGATTCGTGACATGGAGCAATACGACCCTTCGCGGTATTTCAGTCTCGTCTCGAAACAGCACATTCCTGGACCAGTCAATATTGCCGAGTTGAACCGGTTTTGGGACGATATGGTGAAGATGAAGATGTGGTCGATGAAGGACGAAGCGCGGCAGATGGACATTATTGACAATGCCCGGACTGCTCTTGGTTTTCAGTCTAAGCGAGCGTTGGAACAAGCGTTCGGCGTCCAGCCACGATGGTATGAGAAATGGTTTTTTATCGCGGCACAACTGGCTGAACGATACCCGGTCTTGAAGCCGGCCATCGACCTGGCGTTCTCGTATCGAATGTACTCCAACCGGTTGCAGGAACAGATGTTAAAGCCGTGGATGGTTGAGACGAAGTTCGGCCGGCAGGTGTTGGATGCCGAACGATCCGGTTTGAACAAGGCGTTCAACGACACTGGGATTAACAAGGCCATTACACGGATCGCCCTAATCAAGAATGAACGCGGGTTTGCCGGCGAGGAGTTAAAGCTAACCGGGGCTGCGTTAGCCCAAGCTGGTATGCTGACGGACGCACAAATGAGGGCTTTTATGCCCGAACTTTCCCCGGACCGTCAGCAGGCAGTGATTGATTTTCACCGCGCGACGGAGATGGCGATGCCGATAGCGGCGGGTGCGATTGTGCGTGGTCAGACTACTAGTGCGATTCACCAGACGGCGTTTCGGCTGATGGTAAAGGATAAGTCGCTTGGGAACAAACAGGCGCTTGACTATGCAACCGAGCTGGTGTCGAACTCGATGGGCATGTTGGCGCAGGATGATCCCCTAACGGTCACGGCCGCCACTCAACGACTCGTCCAGTTGCAGGCTCGTATGGCTCCGGAACTGTTCGCCGCTGGACTGGATACAGCGAGAGCGTTGATCCCGAACATTCAGAAACTCGCGGCACATCTGGATGGCAAGCCGTGGTATACGCCGGAAGTTCGGGCGGGGCAGTTTGTTGTGGCGTGGAAGGATGGGGCGAGAGGGTTTGACGACATTTTGGCGGCAAACCGGTATAAGGCGGAGTTGGAGGCTCGGGGGACGCACGCGAATCTCATCAACAAATACGACAAATCCGACTACCGGTCCGGCCTGCGGGACGACTATGTCGCTGCGTGGAGCCGGATTGAGGACGCTGCGATGCGGCGTGCGATTGCTGACTTCGGCCTCAACACACCTCAAATGCACGAATTCATGCGAGTGGGGTATAGGCCGGGCGAAACGATGGCGAGGGAGGCTGCGAGTCGTGGAATTGGGAAGTTCTTTTTGAAGCGGACGCTAGCGCAAGGCCGCGAGACAATCAATTCGGCCGAGGGGGTTATAGACTATATTACGTCCGTGGCGAATGGTTTGGCGAAGCAGCACACACGCGAGCAGGCCGGGCTGGTGTTGAGTGATCCGACAATACGAGATCAGCCACAAGCGCGCGAGTTGGCACGGACGCATCTCGACACCGTTTTGAACCCTCCGGCGTCCGAGTGGACCGCGTTCAAGAACATGAACTTTCTGTATTTCATGGGCTACAATCTGTCGTCCATGTTGATGGAGACGACCCAGCCATTGACGTCGCTGGCGCCACATCTCACGAGGCAGGTGATTAACGGCAAGCCGGTTGGGGTGGTTGGAAGCTATCGGGCGATTGCCGACGGCGTGTCGACGTTGATGAAGGCCATGCAGAACAAGGGGAAGTTTGAGTCCCCGGAAGTGCAGACCGCGGTCGAGCGGGCACGGACGGAGCAGGTTCTCGACTTCGGCGTACTGCAAGAGTTTTACCTCAATCAGGACAACCCGGTGATGAACATACGACATTTGATATCGGGTGACAGTGCGATTGAGAAAGGCGTGAGTTTGTTAAAGAAGCCGTTTTATTGGTGGCTACACTCGGCCCGGTGGTTGTATTCGTTGCCGACACGGGCAAACTCGCACATTGCGTTTATCTCCTCGTTCAAAGAAGCGCGGGCCAAAGGACTGGGCGAAGAAGCAGCGTATTCGTTTGCAGTCACCACGACGAGAGCGACGATGTATGGTGGCGGACAAGCGGCACGGCCGATTGAGTTGTTCGCACGGAGCGGCAAATGGCACGGGGCGGTCGGTGCGATGTATTCGCTACAGTCGTACACGTTCGGCATGTTGTCGATGATGATGCGTCTGGGCGAGGAGTCGCTAGGGAGAGTCCCGGGCATGACACCACACGACAAAACCGCTGCCCGCAAAGCGTTCGCGCAGGCATTGGTAACGCAGTTCGCGGCAGCCGGTGCAATGGGGATGCCCTTTGCCGCAGGTGCCATTGCGTTGATCGAGCAGTTTTTTCCCGAGGCCGAGATACGGAAGAATGCACGCGAGTGGTTGAAGGGCTTGGCTGGACAGGACGAGAAAACCGGACGGATTGTGACTGACTTGGCGATGAACGGCGTGGCGAATTATGTCACGGGACTGGACGTAGCGTCTCGCCTGTCGCTAGGGCAGGTTTTGGGCGTCGACGGGTATAACGGTTTCAGTCCGTCGAATTTGGTTGGTCCTATAGGGGGAGTGCTGGAGAACCTTTTCCGGGGCGGTAGTGAACTCGCGAAGGGCGACCTGTGGGAAGCCGGAAAAGCGGTGGTGCCGAGGGCGTTTCGAGGACTGGTAACGATGCAGGGTGATGATTGGGCGTTTCGTGACAAAGGCGGTCGGTTAATCGACAACGCCTCGACCTTCGAACAAATGGCTTATGTCCTCGGTGTCACGCCAAGGAAGATCAAAGACTACTGGGAAGAATCTGCGATTGTGCGACGAAGTGAGGACATAGCGGGTGCGAAGCTAGACAGATTCCACAGTGGCCTGGCGGACAGACTGGCTCAGGGTGACGTTGTTGGAGTCCGCGAAGAGCTGTTACAACGATCTCGGGAGGACGCCGGATATAACCCGCGTGCTGGAGCACGCCGGGTCGTAGAAGTGTTACAGGACAAAACAATTCCGGTTGACCCGGCAAGACATGGTCGAGTGTCAAACGCAGTAGAAAGGTCCGAAATCGCAAGAACGTTTGCCGCTCGGCCCCAGGTGACAGAGCAGCAGCGATTGATGCAAAGGTGGCAGTTGGAAGGCCAGCTGACGGGCCAGGCTTCGATGAGTCCGAGTGAGATGATGCTTGCACAGATGGTGGATAGGTTGATGTTGATGAATCCTACTCTTTCTCCTCAACAGGCTCGGCAGATGGTCGAACAGCAACTACACCCTCGACAATTTGCTTTGCCCTAAGGTATTGATAGTGTTTGTTAATCCGGCGTGCGAGACGAGTGATTTCGAACTCGGTGGATTTCGTCATCGTCATGCCAGGGTGGTTCTCGTTCCAGAATTCGGTCATGATACGTTCCCAGTCGGATTGCATAGTTAAGATATTTGATTGAGTTGGGCGAATTTGCCAAAAACAAGGACGGCTCTTTCGTTGTACGCTTTAGCGGCATCTTCTTGAGAGTCGAACATGCCTAGATAACAGTTTCGACCGTTGGTCGTGATGTACGCACGCCAGCGACTTCCGTGTGGGTAGACGCCTCGATAAGACGACGAGTTGCGCTCGTGTTTTTTCATGTTTGCCATGTTTTGTGCGTGTGTAGCTGCTCGTAAGTTTTCTTTTCGGTGGTCTAGCTTGTTTCGATTTATGTGGTCCGGCTCCATTCCGTGTGGTATTTCAATAACCATATGATGCAAGAGGATACTGTGCGTAGAGCCACACATTTTTACATAACCGTTGGTAGTTAGTTTCCACTTGTATTGATTAAGACGGTCGTAGTCGTCATCGTCTACAAGGGCTTTTCGCCAGCTATTAACTAGATTTAGTTCCTTCATTAGTTTTCGTTTTGTTTTTGGCTTCGTTCATTCGGTCGTCTACAAATCTTTTCAAACCAACCATCACCCTTTTTGAGCCATTGTTTAGCTCCTCGAATTTAACAATGGCGTCTGTCTTGATTAAGTAATCAACTACATGAAATAATTCCTGCATGTTCGCCTCGCGGCCCATAGCGACGAGGACTTGCTTCTCCGGGAGGTATCCGCCGGCCAGCGTCAGAATGTCGATGAGTTTCTGACTGACGTTAT